AGGTGACTCAACTAACTTAATTAGTGAATCGTGATCACCAGCTTCTAAATTTTCTGTTGTTACTACTACACAGTGATCGGGGTCACCTGGTAGTACTTTGTATGCAACAATTACTCTACGCTTGTTGTGTGCCATGCGGCCTACGTGCTTTAACATATTATGCTCCTTGTGCAGGCTGTTGTTGTACAACTGCTGCTAAAAATGTTTCTAGCTTACTATAAGTTTGTCCTACAGTCATCATTTCGTTTGGCTTAAATGCACCACGCTGACTAGCAACATCAATGATGCTTTTCAATGCTTGTAGGTCTTGTACAGTTAAATCAGGACCTTGTGTTGCATTATCTTGAGGTGTTTCTGCAACTTCTGCTTCAACGGTTGTTTCTTCGCTCATAATCGTCTCCTTGTTATATTATATATGCGCAGTTTATTTATTTGTACTTTAAATGTGGACATGCTAACATGAAATAACTCATGTCTTTTGTCTCTTCAAACCCGACAGTTAATACTTGTATTAGTTTGTTATCACTGTCTAAGGTAACATTTTTACCAGTATAAAATCTATTCTTTAGATTTTGTTTAATCCATTTAACTAAACTTTCTTCTAAGTTATATTTCATTGGCAAGTTAACGTATTCAAAATGAGGCGGAGCAGATTTAACTCGCCTCACTTCAAATACGTTTAATGGATTTGGATTTCTATTCTTAATCATGCTGCCGCATCGTAGTGTACTGACGTACCAAACGGTCCTTCTAAGTTTTTATCACGGTTGCTGTGGATAAGGAACACTGTATCACAGTAGTCTGGATCGCCCCAGCTATCCCAAGCATAACCATCTGTAAACATAATAAGCTTCTTAGGAACATAATTTTGTTCTTTCATATATGTCCAGTTAGCCATAAAGTCAGTGCCGCCACCGCCCATTAGTTGGTAGTCTAGCAAGTCCTTGCCGTCATTGGCTTCAAAGTCTTCTTCATTGTATACTTGAGTGTCAAAGCACCATACTTTAATATTGTAGTCTGGAAACTCTTCCATAATGCCTTTGACTTCGCCTAAGAAGTCTTTGCCTTGTACTTCACCAATTGAACCGCTCATATCAATACAGCAAGCAATGTCAATAGTATCTTGGAAGTCCATGCTAGGCAATACAGCGCCGCTCATTTGTCCTTTACGGCTTGGACGACTAAACGTATAATCACTTCTAATTGTGCTTTGTACCGACTGTCGAATAATCTCACGCCAGTTCATCTTAGGCTCTGTAAGTTCTTTAATAATACGCTGTACTGCACCAGGAACATTACCTGCACCTGCACTTTGCGCCGCACTAATCATATTCTCTTTGATTTCGTCTTTGATTTGTTTAATTTCTTCTTTAGAGTACTTAGGCTTGCTCTTGCTTGTAGCATTACCGTTGCCATCTTCGCCTTGCTCGCCATCCGAGCTGCCTTCATCACCTTCGTCCATGTCAAGGTGTTCGTCTAGCATTTCACCGAGTTGCTCTAGATATTCTTCGCCGTTCTTTTTAGCCTGTTCGTATACATCATCGTATACTTCTTCTGATGTCCAACCTTCATACTTAAAGTCTTGATAGCAACTAACAATGCTAGGAATAGTACCAATACGATCACGTACAAGTGTATTGTTTACAATGTAGTCTGCGCTGATGTTGTAAATCATAGGGTTGCGATCTTCACGTCGGCCCAAGTGATCAAATACCATGTGTAGAATTTCGTGTGCAACAACAAACTCAATTTCTTTATTGTTCATAGCATTAAAAAATTGTGTATTGTAATACAAGTTGCGCCCGTCTACAGCCGCAGTAGGAAGCCAGTCATCAGCGGCAATAATCTTTAAACGTGTAGCCATGTTGCCAAAGAACGGATGGCGCAGTAGCAAACCAATACGTGCAGTAATAATACGATCCATAACTTCTACACGCATTGTTTCTAATGCTTCGGGTGTAATATCTGGATCTGGAGTAAAGTTTTTTAGTTTACTTGCTGTATCTTTAGTGCTCATATCATTGCCCTTTATCTAACTTATACATATATTATAGCATCATTAGTATATATGTCAACCATTATATTTGTCGAAAGAACGGACGAGCTCAAACGAACTCGTCCTTTTTAGTTCTTTAAGCAGCGTTTGCAGCCTTAATATACTTGCCATAACGGTCATGGAACTCATCAAAACATTCTACTTCGTCTGGATCAATCGGTAGTCCGTATTGTGTAAGTGCAAGTTTAATGCCCATAACAACAAGTTCAGTATCAAAGTTATCCATTGAAAAGCGCAAGAAGTTATTAACCATATCATCAAACTTCTTATTGCCTGCATCACAAGCTTCTTTAAGCTCGTAGCACAACGACACTGTCAAAGAGTACATAGCACTAATTTCTTTAGTTTTTAGTTCTTGTACTTTGCCTGTTAAGATGTCAGTAGGGTTAGGCATGCTTGACGCAACTTTGCGGTGTGCCATAAACTTAACTGCAAGTCCTTCACCTACAGCACCAGCTACTAGGTCAGTTGTAGTATTTTCGTCCAACTCGTCTTCAAGCAGTTCACTTACAAACGACCAGCTACGCGGTGTTGCAAACGAACGTGACGAGCTCTTAGGATCAAAGTCGTACAAGTCTTTCTTAGCAAAAGTCAAGTAGCCTACAACGTCTGTGTGTTCGTTGTTAGCAACTGCCCAGTTAAACCAGTCGTCAAAGTTAACAGCAAGCTCTAAGTGGATAAAGCGGTTAGCCAACGGAGCAGGCATACGATATGTAACACCTTTGTCTGCTTCACGGTTACCTGCCGCAACAACTGATACGTTGTCTGGCAACTTGTAAGTGCCTACACGGCGGTTAAGAATAAGCTGATAGGCAGCGGCTTGCACACTAGGTGCTGCTGAGTTCATCTCATCCAAGAACAGTGTAATATGATCATACTGTGCCGCAAATTCTTCGCTTGGAAGTTCGTTAGGTGCGCCCCACACCATTGTACCTGAGTTGCTGTCAAAGTATGGAATACCTTTAATGTCTGTAGGTTCCCATAGCGACAAACGAATGTCAATTAGATGTGAATTTGAAAATGTATCGTTAACCTGACGTACGATGTCTGATTTACCAATACCTGGAGGACCCCAAAGGAAGATTGGACGCTTTTTAGTAAGAGCGTGTTTAATTGAAGCCTTTGCGCCATTTGGGCTAACTGTGCGAGTTGAAGTATCCATTGTGTATTCCCTCTTTGTTTACATCAGTGCATTTATTTAAACTATACATATATAATAACATATCTACAGCAAATGTCAACCTTTTTCATAAAAAAGATTAGCTTAAAAATCAATAACTTAGGATTTTTCTTGTCTAGTAATTGCTTTTGTTAGGCCATATTTACGCAAATCACCACTAAAAAGGGTTAGTTCGACTGCCTTCTTTTCGTTTGTTACTATAATACTTCTGTTAGTTAAGTAATAAGGACAATCAATAAATTTATCAAGATGTATAATTACTTGTGTTGACAATGGAACATCTCGTGGATACGGTATGTCGTACGTAGCAAGATCTATCTCTGTCAATATGTCAAATCCTGCTTCGGTTAATCTTAGTCCGCCTTCGTTTTTTTCTCTATTGTTCTTCCACCATAGTGGCATATACTCTGCTACAGTAACATCGTTAGTACTTTTACCTAGTTCTTTTAAAAATAACTTGGTATATGTTTCTTTCCAGTTCATTCTTCAGTAACCAGTTCGCCTGAAGTAAGTTTGAATACAGCAAAATCTTCGCATTTAAACATGCTATTTAATTTTTTAGCAAGATTGTGTGCATGTCCCGGATTTGAAAAACTAACTTTTTTATACTTAGGACCAGGATAGTTAGTTAGTGCATTTGCACTTTTAAGATTAAACGGGTTCCCTTGATAAAACACAGCCCAAATCGCTTCTGCTTCTAAGACTTGCTCACTCTTATAGGTTTTGCTGTTGATATTTTCTAAAATAACTGTGGGCTTGGGCCTACTCATATGCGTATCCTTTAATTAACTACGCATATATTTATCTCTTTTAATCAGTTATCTACGTACTTTTCGTTTACCTCTGTAGCGTCTAACAATACCATTATATATTAATAACTTGTACCAAGGAGTATTTCGATTAAGATTTGCTAGAGTGTATTCCCAAGGTGTTCCGTCTGGCGCTATCCAAACTACATGTAATCCTATCCAACGTCTAGAAGGGTGCCATTCTGCTCTTCCGCCCCTAAATATAAGTTGTTCTAGAGTCCAAAAGTAGCAATTACTTTTGTTAGTAAAAAGCCGTATAGGCCACATCCAAACAAAGACTAAAATGAGCAGTCCTGAGACTATCCATCTTTTCATAGGCACTTACCCGGGTAAAAATTTACCAACCATATTCATATTAATGTTTATTCTTTCAGCAACATCAGTTTGCAAATTACTATTATGCGGAGTTAATCCATCAAACAACACAAGCCTATTTGCTACAGATTCAACATCTTGATCTCCTATAGTAGTAGGACCGTTGTTGCTGTTAACATAATAAATTGCAGTATAATGCGGTTGTTGGTGATCAACATGCTGTTTATGTGCTAAATTAATATTTTGATTTGTATATAAGTTACATTTTATCCTAAGTAAATTATGGGTTTGAAATTTAAGTTTCTCTTCTATAAAATGTAACAATATTTCCATTTCTTTAAAATATGGTGATTCTATGTCTCGATACTTAAATCCGTCTCCTTTGTCATGTTCCATGCAACCAAACACATTATGAATAAAATAATAATTAGTATCTGTATGATCTGCAACACCTCTAACAAAGTACCAAGGAAATTCTGCTCCCATCATTAAATTTTCAAATCGCCGAAAAGCTATTTCTGGTAAAAAATTATCTACTATATGTACCATATTAATAATATCTTTCTTATAATTAAAATTTAGAGCCGCCGTCTAAATTAATTTCAATAGTTTCATTATTGTTATTTTTAGATTCTGCTACTAGCTTTTCTAAATCGCCGTGAAGTCTACTCATTACAATGCCTAGTGTAAATGCTAAATTTTTTGCATTAGCAATATCAATTCTAACTTCCTTAGCACGACTAGTTTCAGCAGCTTTTACAGCATTTAAGAATTGTTGTAATGGAATAGTGTTTAATGGTTCAACGGTTTGCACGGGCTAACTCCTGACGCATTTCTAGTTCTGTTTTAAATGGTCCTTTTGTTTCGTAGCGTTCAACTGTAATTAGTTTAGGACAGAAACTCTTAACCCATCCCTTGTCAAAATGGATAATATAATACCCTGCACAATATGCACTTTTAGATTTATAACTTTTAGTAAACAGTGGAAGTTTACGTTTAACATCAAACATTGTATTATACGGTGCAACACTAGTTGGATAACCATGCACTGTTAATGCAGAAGCATCTTTAACAATATTATCAACAATATTATCAGTCCAAACAATATCTGCACCAAACCGTTTTTTCATTTGCCTCTTATTGTCGAAGAAACAAGTTTCTATTTTACTACTAAACATATAGCGATCGTCATTCCAGGACATAGTACCGATGCGTTCTTCGTCGTTTTCGATGATCCAAAATTTATCTTTTAGTACAGGTTTTGCTTTTAATGTCATACAGGATACCTCGCTTGTAATGGTTGTGCATAAGACTGTGCTTGATCTGCAATACGTTGCATATCCCATTTAGCACAGAATTTCATAAGACGCATGCCTACTTGTGTAACGTCTTTAGGCTTTGCATGTTCTTGAATAGTATTATTAATTATCTCTCTAATCTCTGCAGGTTGCGCAGTTAAATCGCAGAGTGTTACGTTACGATTGTAGTCATCAAGTACACGATGTTCTTCACCGTTGTGATCAGTCCAACGCTGTAGCATCATGTTATTCCAGTTGTAGCCTTTAGTGTCTTTATCTGCAAATGCTTCGTTAAGACCAACTTTGTTCTTAGTACCTTTTGTGCGCACACCCGGGTATGCACTAAACACGTTATCACTAGTGTCACCTCGCATACACTTTTCAAACAACATAAACTCAGGTTGTGGCGCAGCCTTAGGCTCTTTAGTTTTCTTGTCGATTACAGGCTTACCTTTGTCATCAAAGTAACCTTCGTGTGTAATAGTTGTATTACTTACACCATTATACTGTGTACAGTTAGGACCAATTAGTTGTGCAAAGTCACCGTCGGTACTAATAATAACACAATGATCATTAGGATGTGCTTGCACCCAACCTGCAATAAGATCATCTGCTTCAAGTTGCGGATGACGCATAACAGTACAGTTAGTCTTGTCACTTACAAAGTCTTTAAACTCGTCAAAGAGTTCCCAAAACACAGTATCTTCTTCTTGCTGTTGTGGAGTAAGTGCATCACGTGCTACTTGCCTGTTACGCTTGTATGGCTCGTAATAATCTTTACGCCAGCTGCGTCCTTCTAAGCAGAACACAACATGATCTGCATTAAAGTCAGTCCATGCTTTCTTTACACTGTTAAGCGTAATATGAATTGCCATACCTGCTTTCGTATCGATATCGCCACGTACAACGTGACGAGCTCTAAAGAACGTGTTAGCAGTATCTACTAGTACATAAGTTGCCATTGTATTGCCTTGTATTGTTTTAATTTAAATATAGTATAACACCTTTGTTTGTAGTTGTCAACTAACTTCGCTCTTGCCTTTACTAATAGGAACAACATTAATATATCCTGCGCCTCTATTAGTGTCTTGTCCTTCTTCTTCTAACATATTATAAACAATGTCACGGAACCATCTATCTACAATTTCTTCTTCTGGATCGTTGTCAACACCATAACCTGCTTGAACAAGTTGAGCAATAAAATATTCATTCCAGTCAAGTTCAAAAAAGCCATTGCGAACATTTTCTTCGTTGACCTTAACATCAATAACATTTACCCAGGGTTCTTTTTTGCGTGTATGATACGCTTTAGGATCACGTTGTTTAAGAAGAGCAAGTTCCTGCTGTTCTAATTGTGCCTTTTCAGCAGCTAATGCTTCTTCCTTAGCAGTAATGCCTGTTAAGTCTCTTACTTTTTTATTCCACCAACCCATTATATTTGTTTCCTTATTTTTTCGTATTGTTGTTCAGTAATCACTTTACCTTGCAAATGATCAAGGTCTTCCTTACTAAGTCCCCCAGGCATTCCCGAATAAAGATATGTGGAGTCTTGGAGTGAATCGCCATCCTTTTTCCATACAGATGTTCGCAACTTCTTGAACGTTGAGATTATACTCTTCCGAACGTCCTCCAAGCGGCATAAGATATACTGGACACTCAATGCCTCGATCACGGTATGCTTGAACAGCTCTGCCAGCTTCATCAATGTCTGCACGATCAGCAACAACGA